CGTTAAATATGAAACACTATCAATCTTTCTATAGGTTTTCTTTATTCTGTTGTATCCTCTAGCTACAACCACTTTTGGTGGTTGAGTGTATCCAGAACCACCGTCAACTAAAACAATGTCAAGTATTTGACCACCATAGGCAACAACTTCTGCTTTCGCTCCCCCGCCATTACCATCTACTGGAATAAAATATACTTTGGGTGTGGTATAATATTGATATGCTGTTGGCTGAAGTAAGATGCCAGTATCAAAATAAAGTTGTAAATCTCTCTTGTTAAATTCAATGTCAGAGACATTTAATGAACTTATTGATCCTGATTCAAAATCTACATTAGCAGTTAAACTTAATCCTTCTCCTCTAGCTAAACCTTCATAATTTGTTGCCTTTACCTTAGAATATATTTCATTCGAAATATAACTTCCTGAATTGTAATTTCTTGTGTTGACAAAATTAGGTAGATATAATATTTCACGATAATCAGATTCACCATCTATTTGAATTTGATCTCCGACAAATAAATTGGCATGAGTAAAATTATTTTCTAACCAAGCATCATCACCTAATTTAGTGTTGAATAGCCATGGCGGAAGATTTTTTTGTAATAATCTAGTTCCTTCTGAGTCAGTATAATATTCATATGAAATATTATCAACACCAGGGATCAAATATTCTTTATTAACTGTAGTAACTTGTGGAACAAATATTGGATCACTTGATAAGACATTAATTTCTCCATAATAAGGTCCAAATACATCAACGTAATAATATTTTTGTGTATTGGTAGATCCAGATAATATCCAAGTTACTGTATTGTTAAAAACGCCATTATTTTGAACAGCTTCAACTTCACTGTTTTGATTATAGTATGTACCATTGTATGGCAGAATAACAATTCTTCCAGCAACCGAAGGAGATCCTACTAATTGATAGTAATATATTGAATTAATATCATCTTCAACTACCCAACTAATAGTTCCATCATCCGTTCCATTATTTGTAATATTTTCTGTTACTGGCGTTCTAATTCCATATTCATCTTCTTTTACAATAATTACTGGATACCCTAAAGAATCTATATTTAAATTTAACGTATAGAAAGATTCTATTGTTAATGATGAATTTGTTTCTCCTGGTCTGCTAGGATTGATAAATCCTGTTCCGTCATAATTTAAAGTATACGAGGTAGTACCAATATTTTGAGGTTCTAGTGTATCTAAAATATAAAATGGTCTTCCTTGAGAATTTACGTTAAAGGTAACCGTATTTCCTTGTCTTAAAGTTAAAGAAGAATTTACTGGTTTTTCTATTAATGTTTCTGTATCTGTAATGATCCATCCACTATTATCTTCTGCCCAAGAAATATCATAATCATAACTAGCAGTGTCAAGTTGCTCAACTAAAATAATTGTTTCTTCAAATTGATCTAAATTTATAATTTTTAATTCTGGATCTAACAAATCAATAGAACTTGATAAGTTATGATTTATTAAAATTACTTCAATTTGATTAGAAGATACTTTGTTAATATTTTTTATGTAACCTAAAATGTTACTACCTTCATATAATAAAATTTTATCATTTACAACAGGATTATATACAGATAAGAAATTATCGTAAATATTGTTGCCATTTACAGTTAATGTAATTGAGTTATAATATGTGTCTGGTTCAAAATCATAAAATGTTAGTGTTTTTGCTAAATCTCGTCCGTATGCTAGTAGTATTGATACGTTTTGGTATATAATTTCACCAGATTCTGAGGTGTATTTTTTGAGTGCCTCATTAAATGTTATATTTGGTCCTACAATAGTATACGAATCTCCTTCTCTTTGCAAAACTCCGTCGATTATAACAAAAGCGTATAATGGCTCATCAATTTTTCTAACTCTTTTTTCTATTTCATCTAAAATTAAATATGGACCTCCCGCCCTATATTCAATTAATTTATTTTCTATTGTAAATCGTTCATAACTACCAATACTATAAATGAAACATTTTTCAGATCCTTTCAATTCTGTTGGTATTTCTGTATCATATAAATCTTCTTGATCAATTGGTGGATTTGAAAAAATTATTTTATCAGTTTCGCCAGAATCTTCTGATCTTAAAATGTAATACGAATTTGAAAATTGAGTATCTACCGATGACTTGCAATTTTGAATTACGCCATTTAATGTGACGATTAGATTTTCATTTACGTCAGTTTTTACAATGCTATTGTCTTCGTAGTATAAATTAAATTCTTTTTTATTGCCATCAAATTGATTTGATATTGATTTAAGTTTTTTAAAATATCTTGTATTTAAACTATTATCTTTGAATTTTATTGCTCTACAATAAAACTTTTGAGCACTAACTTCTTGCCCTTCTACTATTCGTTGACCTAAAGGTGGTTGAGAAAAAGTTATTGTGGTGCCAGAAATAGTATATGATTTTCCTGGTTCTTGTAAAACACCATCTAAAGTTATAATTGCCTGCTGGGCATTGTTTAAAAGAACAGGAGAATTATTTTTTGTGTTTATTAATGTGAAAATTGTTTGACCAACAACTTTTCCTGTGTTTGGATCGTAATCGCCATTAAATTCTGTAGCTAATTTTATGTCATACGCTAATGTTTCTGAAGAATCAAAAGTATCTACAGAAACAGCACCAAGACCTTTTTCTACTAGTAATGATTCAAAATTAATAATAGAATTTGTAATATATTTTCTAGTTTCAATAATTGTTATATCAATTGGTGCTACATTAATTGTAGACAACGTTTCTACTGTTCTTTGCTCGGATGGCATTGTTATGCTGCTATCCGTTTCAATTAATACTTCACCAAATAATTGAAATCCCGCTGGGTGAGTAGTTTCTTTAATTAAATCTTTCCAAATTTCTATTGGAGTTTTTGATTTAATTACGTAAGAATAATCTTGGTAAAAATACGAATCAAGTAATTTTTGTGAACTTGATCCAATTTTTCCTTTATCGGAAGAATAATATCCTTGATTGTCATAATATGAACGAACATCAGGATTGAATTCTGTAGAAATTTGAGCAATTAAAGTGCCAGTTCTAGAAGCATCTTTGCCAACAATACTAGCATTATTTTTAAATACTCCAGTAATATTTTCTACCTTCAATAAATTGCCGCCAATTCTCCACCCATTTTTTGAAACTTTTGCTTTAGCTCCAGTAGATGGTTGAGTTATAGTTTCGCCAGGATAAAAATCATAATCCCCAGCATTAGTTAACACAAATGTTGTTGGTGATTTGTATTTTGCTAATGATGTTTTGTCATTATTGAAATAATACCCATTATTTACAATACTTACGTTTTGTGGTACACCTATATTTTCCGATTCGAAATGAATTGTTACATCAGATTCGACAATTTTTACCGATGGTTTTTGATCAAATTTGCCGCCATTCAAAATTAAAATAGATGTTATTTTACCACCTTCTTGAATACATTTAAAATTGTATGAAGTATCATCTGAATTGATTACAACTACTTTTGGTTTTGAATAATTTTTACCTGGATTTGTAATATTGAAACCGTTAACAGTCTTGTCAATAGTATTGTAAATAGGATCAACAATACACTCGTATTCCTGAGATGGCAATACCCCAGTAACAAGAGGTAATTTTTTATAATTTTTGCCAGTATTGGAAATTTTTATGCTATCAATTTTTCCTATAGCAAAAGAAGAATTGGTTGTATATGAAATTTGACCAGTACCATCATATTCAGGAGTATTTAATAAATTATATACTATTTGTTTATCAGTAACATAAGTTACATTCTTTTCTCCAGACAATGGATCGTCAATAATTCTTAAGAAAGAATTTTCTGTATTTACATCAGGAGATACTTTAATGAAGTAAAAATAATTATTAAAATTAATTCGTTTTCTTTCTGTAAAAGTATTGTTGGCAATATTTGGTCCAAATCCTAATTTTACAGTCAAATAAGATCCAGCATTTCCTGGAGAAATAGTACTTACAAACTTTTCTTCTGTAAAAATATTATAATTTGAACTTGCCGAAAAATCCAAATATGTGTTAAGCATTGAAAAATGACTAACATCAAATTTGTATTTGTAATATTTTTGTATTTGTACAATTGGATTTGTAATTAAATTAGTCTCATCATTTTTTGAAAACTCTAGTTTAAATTGTGGTTCTTCGTTAGATCTTATTGTAACTAATTTTGCTGGAGTGCTAGAATCAAAAAAGCTAGAACTTCTTGAAATTTTTATTGGTGTGTTTGTTCCGTAATCATACGAAATAAAAATTTCTTTGGTTTCGGTATTGTATGAAATGATATATGGTTTGTTTATTTCACTGCCAAAAGGTCTGTAATTTTCATCAAACCTATAATTACCTTCAAATAAAGAAACTGCCAAACCATTAAAATGATTTGTTACTTTAGTTCCTTTTTGACCTCTTTGTACAGTAACTGTTTTTGATTGAACATCAACAGAAGTAATTTTTACTAGCTCTTGACCCAATGATAATAAATCATCAACAGAAAGATTACTGACATTAGATAATTTTATAATTGAATTGTTAGCAGCAAATCCAACATGATCAACAACGATATAAAGTCGTTGCTCGTTACCCGAATTTGTCAATCTCCCTAAATCTTCATCGGCAACAGTTAAAACATCTCCTGGCAAGTACCCAGATCCTTTATCTGTAATAGTTACACTACTAACAGGACCATATCCTAAAGCATCAATATTTGATACTTGTATAGTAGCTTTAGCATTATTAGGATTTCCTGGCAACCCAAGCCCATCTCTGGATTTTGAAGAATCTTGGAAAATTAATTCAATATTTTGATAATTGGTGGCGAAAGCATAATCAGCACCACTGTTTAATACATCTGCGCTACCAATACCAGTATCAACAATACGAGATGAATGTGTTATTGGATTTAAAATTGCTTTTTGATATAATCTTTTTCTTACATAATATGTCGTCTCAGTTAAAGTGTCATCTGGTAATATATCGACATTAATTTTATCACCTATGGCAACACCATGATTTTGGTTAGTTTTTAAAATGGCGACATTATTAGTAATTTCAAAAATATTTAAATTTTCACTTAAAGAGAATTTACTAATTATTTTTGATCTTGAAGTATCTCCTAGGTTGCTACTCTTCAAAAAATAATTGTCGTCAATTATAAATTCACCACTAATTACTTTTATTTTTACCGAATTTTGACGAATAATTCCTTCTAAAATTTGTCCTACTGCCAAATCAGAATTATTTTTTCCTTTGCCATCGGTTAATGTTATTGTCGATCCTTTTGTAAAGGTAGAATTCTTATCTAAAATTAAAGTGAGTACTTGAGTTGATGAAGAAATAGGATCAGTTAGATTAAAATTACCTGAAACATTTCTTAAAACAAAATTGCTATCATTAAACACATCACCAATCAATACACCACCAGCTTCATTACCATCATCTTGAAGTTGTGTTATAATATCGCCTTCAAACAAATATGCTATCTCTTTAGTTTTTATTTGAATCGCTTTTGTTTCTTCTGATTCTAAAGAAACAACATTTTTACCTTTTACAGAAGAAACGATTGCCTCTGCTCCATCGCCATCAGTTAAGAAATTGTTAATTGATACAAAAGAATTAACTGAAAAATTTTCTAACGAATCGTATACAGTTGCTTTTGATACGTTTCCAGATTTTACATCTTTAATAAAACCATAGAACTCGGAGCCATTTTGTTCAAAATCTACAGTTTTTAATCTCTTTACATTCAATGGAATGTCATCTTGAGAAATTGCTGAATTGTAATTTGAATCTACTGGCAAAGAATAGAAATTATTACCTAAAACGTAGGGAAAAACAGGAGTGTTGTTTGAATCAATCGTCAAGAAATAAGCATACACACCATTTGGATAATCTGGAGTAACACAAAATCTGCCATTATTTTGATCTAATTCTAATCTACCAGATTGAACACTAGGAGTCCAAACGTAATCGTCAATAAATGTACCTAGCGAATATTCTTCTACAGATGGGCCATTTGGTCTAGAATTTTGTAAAACATAACCACTGGAAAGTTTTGCTATCTGTGATGTATTATCAACTGGATTTGAATACCCATATGGACCGTATATTGGATTTCCATCATAAGCGTATCCAATAATTGGTGAGTGAGATAGTGGACTGGTTTGTTGATATAAAGCATTGATGTTGTCGTTAAGTCTTTTTCTTAAAACAACGGGGTTTGCTACTACACCGTAGCCATATTTTTTTGACGTATCAAAATTTTCAAATACGTAAGAATTGTTTGTGTCTAATGAATTTTGTAATTTGTTGTATCTATTTTTAACCCACTTTCTAATAGATGCTGTTGCTTGTGCTCCCTTACCTACAGGGTCAACAAAAATTGACACGTATCCACGAGTATAAAATCTACCACCAGTAATTCTTTTACATGATTCTATTGTGCCTTCAGTTGATAAAACAGCCTCATATTCAGCAAAATTTCCTTTACCCAATTCATCAATAATTCTGATAATGGGTGGCGAAGAATAATAACGACCAGGATTGTCAACTTTAATACTAGTAATTCTGCCATCAGTAACGATAGCAGATAATTTGGCATTTTCTCCTGAAGTGATACGTATTACTGGATCTTCCTCATATACCTCAGAAGAAATTAATTCCACACCTCCTACAGTTTGACCAGACAAAGATGCTAATGCTTTATTTGGTTCTTCGTTAATTAAAACATAAGGTGGGGCATTATATCCGTTACCTTTGCTTTCTATTTTAGTAGATACAATAGTTCCATATTTTACAGAATCAAAATCTCTATATCCAAATATAGGAGTACCATCAATTAAAATACCTACATCTCTATTTGATGTTTGATATACTTCAGTGGTAGTAATTGGTTGCTTTCTAATTAATTTTAAGTGCTTTTGATCAGCAAGTGGTTCTGTAACTTCAATAGTAAGTAAATCAGAAACATTTGGGAATGAAGACGAACAAATGTAAAAATATTGATCATCTTCATAAATTGCTGATACGTCAGAATTTAAATTTCCTACTTGAGAATTTACTCCTGGTACAACTGAATTTACTTTTGTAAAATCTGTGTTTATAAACCATCGAGTGGCATCTGTTGCCTCATTATAAACAACGGGATCTCTAGTTTCAAAACCAAGATTTTGTACTTGAATAAAATCTCCTGATTCTGAGTAAGGCTTCCCTTCTTTTGGTAAGAGATTATATAAAATGCCTAATGTAATTAAAGAAACGCCTGATCCTGTAGTTGTGGAAAAACTATAAACATTTTTTCCAGCAGAATGTAATTGTTGAGCAGATCTTTCGTCAATTACGAATTGATTTAAATTTTTGTCTGTATATTTAAAAACTTCTGAACCAATTTGAATTTTTCCTTGCTTTGGAAATCCTTGTGTTGAAAATACATCAACTCTAAAATTGCTACTGCTGGATGGCGAAATATTAGTTCTTAGCGTGGATTTGCCAGCAACTTTAAAATTACCATTTACCGTAGATGGCTCTAAAACTAACTCATAAATATCTTCTCCATCGACTTGACCAACATAAGAAACGTTGTCAACTACGGCAGAAGCAAATGAAATAGTTTTATCAAATTCATCTAATGATTGTGTAATAACATTACCAATTAAATTATTGACATTGCCAGAAATAACTTTAACTTTTAAAGCATACTTGTTAATCCAATCGGAAGTAGATGATTTTATTGTAAAATCTTTTGGATTATATACAGATACTTCTTCTGTTGGGTCTTTTGATACAATAGAATTAAAAATAAATTTAATAGATCTATCAGTTCCTTTTGATCTATAAAAATTGCTAATATTTTTAATTAATGTTCTCTTGTCTACATCACCCTTCAAATATTTTTCTGGGAATGCTCCTAGGTACTCGCTTTCAAAATTCTTAACAAAAGCATATAAAAACAGATTACTTATGTTAAGAACATCATCTCCAGCATAATGTGGCGCTGCTTGAGTAGTTACAAATTCGGATGAAGTATATAAATCCCCTAGAGTGTTATTTCCGCTAACTCCTCTAGAAACTTCTAAAAATTGTGTGTTGGTTCTTTCTTTATAAAAACAAATTTCGTCGCCAATTTTAATATATCCGTTCTCTTCAGGAAAAGAACTGGCATCCTCAACAGTAATTGTAGTCGAATTACCTAGGATTGATTGGACAAGAGTTGTTTTTTGATTTAATAAATTTTGCTCGTAAAAATTGATATCACGATATTTTGTAAGATTCGACAAAATATCTAATGGTTGCCCAACAATCTCCAGCTGTTCGTAATACTTTTCTACGAACTTGGAAAAATTTTCATATTCCGATGATATAAACCCAGGTAATTGGCTTTCAATTAGGGTTGAAATTTTTTTGGTTCTTGTTGACATCTAATTACTCGGGATAAGCAGTAAATTTACTTCTAGCAATATCAACATCTAGGTAAACATTACGTAAAGCATTGATATCATTTGATAATGGATTTGCTCGAATTTCGATACGATTATCGTCAAAACTACCTTTTATGATAGTTAAATTGTATAAAAGGACTTCACCTAATTCATAATTTACGATACCTTGTGAATCATTTAAAATGATTTTGTCACCAGATATAGAATCTAATCTATATAGGATAATTTTGCCACCTCGATCTTCAAAATACACAGTATCATTGGGATATTCGCTAACTACAAACCCACTTGACATAATTGAAGGACCTTCACAATCTCTCTTAAATTGGTTTTGATAACATACCTCATAAAAGAAAGTTGAGTTTAGTGAAGGATAGAAATCCTTTCTCATCATAACTGAAGTTTGGTTTGAATTAATTGCTCTATCAGAATCATCAATTACAGAAATAAACTTGCTGTATCTAAATTTGCCATTGAATTTTTCTGTATCAGATTGGTTTAGATATTCCTGAAGACCAGTAATAACTTTGTTACGAATTTCTTCTGGTTTTTGGGTGGTTTTTGATCTAGAATAAAAAACTTTGCTGGTAAGTTCTACGTAAACAATGGAAGGATCTTCGATATCTGCTGTCACAGAACCAACCATGTAAGGTTTTAATTTACGAATAATGTCTTGCTTTGTTACATTTGAAAGTAATGCCGTATTTTTTGGCTTAATTACAATTTTTACTTTGCCATATTCTGGATTTCTTGCTTCTTCGCCACCATATGTAATGATATCAGCGACTGCTGGATAGATATTTCGAATAATCGCTGCATAATCTTCGGCAGTTACTGCTCTATCCTGAGTTCCGAAGTATTTTGGGGCATTGTATTTAATTTTAGAAATATTTTCAATTTCTTCGCCGCCGTTTGAAGGAACTGTATTGTTATTAAAAACACTAATATTTGCTGGGTAATTGCTGCTGCCATTTACATCTTCTAAAACACCAGCAAAAGTAAACGTTCTAGCACCATTAGTTAGAGAACCATTAGTGATTAAATAACTAACTTCTACAAATTCTCCATTCTGTAATTTTCTTCCGAGTACTCCGTCTCCAAAGAAAAGTTCATATTTTTCATCTTCAATCTCTTCAACATAAAAAACTTTGGAATCTCTGTTTACATTTAAAATGTTATCAGAATATTCATAAAATTCAAATGATGAACTGCTTTGTGATTCAAATACTTTGACTCTAATTGATGAAATGTCTGCTCCTGGGTTTTCAATCACAAATCTTTGTGATTTGAGTGATGTATTAATTGTATACGAATTAGTAACTAAACTACCTTCGTAAATAGGAACGTTTCTAAACTGTGCTGTTCCATCTACAACAGCAGCTTCTTGACTTTCAATTACAACATACTGATATAAATTATCATCAAAAATTGTATTAAACCCAGTTCCTTTTCTCAAAAAGGTGACACTGGGAGAAGTTCCTGTAAATTGAACATCAAAATTAATATATGCTACAGGTGAAGTAATTGATTTTGGTTTGTATCCTAATTGCTTTGCTAATGCTACTACGTTATCTCTTAAGGTAGCAGAAGATAGAAACAGTTCATTTACCACCATATTAGTGTTAAATGCTGTATAATAAGTATTATACGCTAATAAATCAACAAGAACGCTTAGAGTTGACCCCTCGAAATCGTAATCGGTAAATTCCGACTGTGATCTTAAGTACTCAATAAGAGAGGTTCTGATTTCATTAAAATCTAGATTATTGATTTGAACGTATGCCATTTATCGTGTTCTCTCTAAAAAGAAGGTAATTTCTCTCGGAATATCTTCTCTTCCAACAACCTCAAAAACTAATTCTATATCAAAACCATTATCATCAAAATTTGGTGTTGCTGATAAAGAAAGAATTCTAATTCTTGGTTCGTATGATTTTAATGTATTTTCAATTTGTGTCTTAACTAAAGATGCTGTAGCAAAATCTAATTGTTCGAATAGTAACGAAGATAACGAAGATCCAATTCTAGAATCAAAAAATCTCTCACCTCGATTGGTGAGCAATAAATTAATAATCGCCTGCTTAATAGAAGCCTCATCCTTCACCACGGTTAAATCTCCCGTAACTGGATGAGGCTTAAAAGTAATATTCAGATCTTTGAAAGTCTGAAAGTTAGGCATAGAACTGTTTTCTATTATTTATAATTACTCTTCAAATCTTTCTACAAAATCATCAAAGCCACCAGCCCCACCACATTGGCGAGATAAACGGTTTTCGGGAACTTTATATTTCCTGAGTTTATGTTGTCTGATGTACTTTTCTGAAGCAAGGTCTGAAATCAGAGTCATACCTGACCGAATAAAATCATCGCTTTTATCTACTGGACTCATAGCCATCTGTTTTCTCCAATAAGGTTGAACAGAACTTTTAAAGGGGTTGCTATCCCTTGACAATCTTATTATACATCT